ACTAGTTCATCAATCGTTCTCATTGTTTGGGTCATAGATTAATTGTAGCCTAAATCGTGGGAAAATTCAAGTCATACCGTAATCGTAAACTGTGTTCTATATCACAATTTCGAAAATTTCTTGCGATTCCAACGGGACTTGAACCCGTAGCCTCTACCGTGACAGGGTAGCGATCTAACCAATTGATCTATGGAACCTTGCGAGCAGTTTTAATTCTTGCTCAGGAATTTTTTTAGTTATGCAATCTGCAAAACATTTTGCACAACTTTTAGCAAACGATTTTTTTCTGCGTTGATAGCAGGGTCAAAACCACTTGCAGATGCGAGAATAGATTCGTTAGAACCACCACGAGCAGAGCGGTACCAGTCAAGGCGTTCTGTTAGTGCATTGAAAGCACCCCACGCATTACCAGCAATCATACCATTAAACTCGCCTGTGTAGATGTCGTTAATTGTATCAACTTTGTTTTCCCACTTCTTGAAAGCACCTTTAGCGTCTGCTTCTGGCTTAGGGTATGCAGCAAGAATGATGTCATTGAATTGCTTAGCATTGACTTCTTTCTCAATCATTGCCTTAGCCATGATGTCAAAAGAATCCATGTACTTATGAGCCATGCCAAGAGTCTCACGAGCAACGGCAACCTTACCAGATGCGGTCTGAGTGTGGCGAATCTTGAAAGATTGCTTGACACCATTCTTTTTCTTAGTAGTGTTTAGTGCAAGATTAAGAGTATTAGCGCACACAACACGAACAGGTGTAATGCTTGCTTGAATAGCGATTGAGCCATCGTGTGATGTGTTGATAAGTAAATAAGTCTTTACCTTATCTGCAACGCCGTTAGGGTCAAGAATTGTTTCACGCTCTAGTGCCAACGCACCGAACACAACACGTCCACCCTTGATTGAGCCAGCCGTCTCCCAACGTCCTCCGCCGTCTAGAATGTTGTCACCGAATGAGAATAAATCTTCATTCTGCATTACATGGTAACGCTCACCAACGACACCAAGAATGTCTGTCTGAGAGTTATCAGTAGGGTTAGTACGCAAAACGTACTGATAGTTTTTGTCACTTGTTAAGTGTGATGGGGTTTCCAAATCTTCCAGACGAACATTCCAATTATTTAGATTGGCAGCAGCAAGCATTTCACTTGTTGTTTTTTCTTCTGTAAATACGGTACCCAATCCATGCCAAGCGGGTTCACGAAATGATGCAAAACTTGCTACGCCATTTTGTGTCTCTAGTTCATGTGCCATGAGTTTTCTCCTTTTTGTTGTTGATAATTTAAGTATACACAAGGGGGCTGACAAATGCAAATCGGGATAGTTAGACATAGGGCAATTCGGACATTCTTAAAGTGTGTTCTTAAACACATGTGATCCAGGTCACACGGGTCGAAAATTTTTTGAGGGAACTAAGGGAGCAGTTTAAAAACATGCTCAGGTTTATTAGTAGCCCCCTACTAAACGTCTACCCTGTCAACACTGGATGATAAGTAAGTTACCTCTTCACCATATGCAACAGTATCAAAATCAATATCATAGATTGCATTCTTTGCTGATTCTTCATCACGAGCATTAACTGTAATTGAATAGTTTACTTCTACTTCAACTTCAAATTCTTTTGTTAATTCAAATCCACAAATGTTTGCAATTTCTTCTGCAGTACTCTCATCAATGGTACCGTGCTCCATTGCTTCAAAGGTCCACTCTTGCATTTCATTACGCATACGGTTGCGTTCTGCAGCCTCACCGTAAGAGCGCTGAGTTACTGTTTGAATGTGCTCTTCAAGTTGCTTGATTCGTGATTCACTTTCTACAATACGTGACTTAAGAAAGTCTTCTGTTGCATTTACTACGATGTTTGTTGTTTGGTCCATGGGGGCCTCTTTCTGTTTGTTGTTTAATTTAATTATACTGGTGCCCACTGACAATTGTCAAGGACCCTTGCGGGGAGCAGTTTTAGGTCTTACTCAGGATCATCATCTCAGGCATACCCACGCATCATGGCCTGGGGCTTAGCAGAGATGAAAGTTTAAGCAGTTTATGTAGTCATGCTTAGGACTAAGTTACTATCTAACTGGCTTGTTAGAGATAACGAGCAATAGCGTTGTATGTGCTAGTGCTAACTACTTCCTCATCTGTCATCTTTAGAATACGAATAGCATTAGAGATTTCCTCTTTCTGCTCATTGTATGAGTGCTGATGTAGTGTAACAAAATCCTTCTCAGGCTCTTTAGGCAAATCCTTTTCGCTAACTGTTAAGTCATAGTCAATGTTAAGTGTATTGTTCCATGAGCGATAGTTAGTGCGGAAGTTTTCTGCCTTCTTGATGTTAGCAACGGCATACTCACTAATTTCTTTCTGCCATACCTTACGAGCCTTCTCATACTTTGCTTCGTTTGCTTCTTGTGAAGTCCAATCAAGTTCTAATTTATTTAGTGACTGTTCTAGTGCCTTGATTACCTTTGGTGTTGCAATCTTTACGCTAATTGCTTTTTGTCTTGCCATCTTTTATTTTCTCTTTTCTTTGGTGGTTGATTTTTTAGGGGGTGTGTTGAGCAGTTTTACTTCATGCTCAGGAATAAGTAATTAGATTACTTAGCAGTCCATGTTGTGTAACGAGTCTTGCCTTCTACATCTAGGGCTACTCGTACATTTCCGTTAGCCTGTGGTGTAATCTCCTTGATTACTCCTGTGACCTTTGACTTCTGTGTTGTGTATGTGTCGCCTACCTTGTATGTTGCTGTTGCTACTGACATTGTGTTTCTCCTTTTTAGTTTGTTGTATGTATTAAGTATAACATTTCCTACTGACATTTTCCAAGTCCATTTCCTAGATTTCTCACTATTTGAGACGCTTACGGGTGTGATTTAAGTCACAATAAGGCTATTTGCCCCCTGCTATGACTAGCATGGTTACTAAGCCTATTACTAACATGATTAAGATTTCCATTTATTCTCATTTCTTTGAGGCAGAAAAAACTATGTCTGCTTTAGAGTATACACACAATGAGCAAGAAACGCAAGCCGAGCCCTTTGTGCTGATTAGTGGTATCTGTTTATTGTTTTCAGGGCACTTAGCGGCTGGCTTGCCCATAAGTGCTTTCATGTCTGCTTGTCCTATTAAGAAATTCTTAGCAAGGTATGCAAGACGAATGCCATGATCATTTTTCAGGGTAACGCCAATAGACTTATTTTCACTATCTGTAGAATAATATAAAGATAGATTAGCAATGTCTTTAAGCATTACGGCTGCAGACTTAACTCGTGTGTATACCCAGAATTGAATATCAGGATGATTAAGGATAACGTGCTTCCATGCGAATGTATAAGTATCGTTAAAGAAATCCCCGTCCCAATGGATACGGAATAACATCTTAGCATTACGCTTTACACAATCAGCCTTGAAATCTGCAATCATCTCTTCAAGCAATGCTTCAATAGTGTCATGGTCTGCGTCTTTAACTAATTCCCAATTGTGCAATAAGTTTTTCTTTACTGTTGGGAATACCTTTTCCAATTTGCCAGCATAACAAACACTCTCGCATACGCTAGTCGCTCCAGGACATGAATAAGCCTTTCCTGCGGGTAATCCGAATGTGTTAGCAATTGTTGGGGTTTTTCCATTTGGTGAGACGGCATTTGCTACTTTCCTATCTTTGCTTCTGAGTAATTTAGTCATGGTGGCTACTCGCTTTCTTTCTTTAATTCTAACATAAGGGACTGACATTTTTTGCGGTCATATTTTTTCTTATTGGGTACGGCAGAGGCAGCGTTAGATCTACGTAATTCCATAAGCCTACGTAATTCCTCTTTGGTTTTCTTCATAAATTAATCTTACCAAAAATGTAGGGAAATGTCAAACCTTACGTAAACCGACACGCCCGACTGCGGGGGTCGAAATTTTTATGCGGGGAAGTGCATAAAAACTTTATTCGTCACTATCTACATACACGTAGAGAGAAACAAATTCATCATGCTGAAGTTGCACAATGTTTTTTTCATCATACTCATCTTTATAAGCAACAAGATAAATGTTACCTGATGAGTCAGACTGAATTGCAAGTACTTCAACAATCTCATCTTCAACCATGATTAAATCTTCAACCATGAGTTGATCTGGATTAAGGTTATCAGCAAATTTTAATTCCATGTTAGTTATTGTAACAGACATTTATTCAAGCCCCAATCCCAATTCAAACCCTAAGTCTTCATTATAGTCTTCAATGTTTTCAGGCAACCATGGGTGTAAGTGGTGTTGTTCAATGATAGCCCATACTGGTGCAGCGGTATTGCCCTTGTACAAAATACCATCTGGCATCTCAATAGTTTCATCCCATAAATCCTCATGAGCAAAGTCAATAGCCTGTATGCATACTGGCACCATGCTTAGCGGTACTGGTGGATAGTGATTACCCTGTAAGTGATAACCTATTGCTTGTTCAAGTGATATGTCTAAGTTTTTTGCTAGGTCAATTGCTGTATTGCTTCCCATTATCGTGTTACCACCATTCCTGTTTTGTAGAAAGTTTTTGTGTGCATTTTACCTGAAGGTTCAGATAAGTTAATTGTTGCGTATTCATCAGCAAGTCCATGGTCAATGAATTTTTGATAAACTTCAACGGCAGATAAGGCATCACTATAACGCCCAACCCACTTAGGGGCTGAGGCTGAGTCATAGGTGCAAGTTACTGAGTATAGGTATTCCATTATGCATTCTCCTTATAAAATTCGTTCATGATACTTTCAGAATACCATTCGCAGTATTCATTTTCAAGTGACACGCCCTTAGCGCACTCACAAAATTCTGAGTCGTATTCCTCTGATGAGTTACCCCAAAGAATAACGCCTTCATCATGGCAATCAACACAATCAACCAAAAATTCAATTAAGTTTCCCATTTATTTATTCTCCTGTCTTTACGGCAACTGTTGCCCAAAAATCTTTAATTCCACGAGTAGGTGATACCTGAATGGCATACGCCTCAAAGTTTTCACCATACCAAACTGAGTCACGCTTTTCTGCGTGTAATATAACACCCTCATCATAGCGAGAGTGTGAGCGATAGTATTTTCCTACTAGTAGGCTTTCTATTGTATAAGGTTTTGCTGACATTAGCAACCTGCTTTCTTTTAGTTTAATTACTTTATTACTCTGTAATCCTATCATTTTAGGCTGACATTTATCAACCTACCAGCCAGTAATTCCAAATAGTGAGACGCTCAACCCATGTGATAAACCTCACAAAATCATGGGCCTGTGGATAACTTACGTAAACTGTGGACGACACGCCCGAACGGGTCGAAAATTCTTGAGCAGTTTTAAATCATGCTCAGGATTTTATTTTATTTATTAAGTCGTTCAGTTCGCAACACAATCTGCAATCTACGAATTTCTTTTTGTAGTTGTACGTTCTGATTCCAGAATGCAATCATCATTCCAACAGATCCAGCAAGAGCAATTGTTATTGCAATCATTGTTCCAGTATCCAAAATCATGCGTTCACCTCTACATCTTGAGTACAAGCATCAAAGAATTTATTTTCATCAAATCTTGGATTATCTGCACTGAACCATTCACTGAATTCAAAGATTAAATCTTGAAAAACGTGAGAGTCAATATTTTCTGCAAAGAGATTTAGAATTTTTGCAGTTTCTACATAGTCTTTACGAGTCATCATTAGTCTGCCACCTTAAGAATTGCATAGGACCCACCAGCATTTATTTCATCTAGTGCTGGCTGAATGCGTGGTGCAAGTAAATCTTTTAGCATTGATTCAAGCATAATTACACGCAATGACCCCTCTAGTGCAATTAGTTGTGCTCCTATTGGATGAGTTTCGTCTACCTCTGTGATGAAGTGAAGTGAGTGTGGGATTTTTACCATTTTTTAGTTTTCCTATTCTTTAGTTTGAGTTTACTAGTGAGCGAGTGCCACGAAGTGTGCCACGAAGTCCAAGACTATCGCAGGCAATTTTTACAGATACGCCAATAGGTAATTGAGTTGGGTATTGTGATACGAATTGAGCAACCGCACCCTTAGAGGCGAAGTTGATTTTTTTAGTAGAACCTGAAAAGGTTTCTAGTGTTACAATGTAATTCATTATGAATCACCTTTCTTGTTAGTTTGATAAGACTATCCTATCAGAGGGCACTGACATTTTAGGGCATTTATTCGCTAGGCTCACTGTGATACTGGTCACATTTATTTGCTAGGCTCATTGCCTTATCTGTCCTTATTTAATTGTTATACTAGAAGTATAGCAAGGAAATGTCAAAAAGTCAAATCCTGCATCGGCGTGTCGTGTGTGAGATACACCACATCTACCCTGTGGATAAGCCTGTGGATAACTTTTGTCGAAAATTTTGACGGGCTAAATAAATAACCCGCCAAGATCTTATTTACAAAGAATAAAGAAAACCAAATACCATCATTGCAATACATACAACTAACATTAGTTATTCTCCTCAATCTCATCTAACAAATCCCATAACACTGGCTCTAGTGCTAGGGCTGCTGCATCTAATTTATCTTGTAGTGTTTTCATTTGCTCTCCTTGTATAGGTAGTCCCATGCCTTACGGCACATCAGGATAGATTGACAGTTATCACAACAGATAACACCATGAGGGTTTAACTCAAGGTCTTGCACATCTACAGAGGTAGATGCCTTACCACATACAGAGGCAATAGTTACATAGGTACTCATTAGTTTTCTTCTTTCTCTAAAAGGTATTGGTTATTAAGGGGGCGAGAATTGTTAGAGAACATAGCCTCTACTATAGCCTTATCTTTTGTTAATTGAGCAATTCTTTTATCTTGTTGCTCTTTAAGAATTCTGTTATAAGTATCCATTGCGATTACTCCCAACTTCTAGTAGTAGCATACACCTGACGATTGCTAGGTGTGTAGTTTTCTAACTCTCTTAGATTAGTTTCTAAGATAGTTCCTCTCTCTGAGATGAGGTCTAACATTTTGTTAGCGTATTCCTCAGTAGGGCAAAGTAGCCCTAAGCAGGTAGAGAACTCGGTGTCCGAGTATTGGACTTTATAACTTAGTGAAAACATTTTGTTTTCCTTTCTTATCAAGAACCTTTCTTGATTTTCTTTATACTGTAAGTCTAGCAGGGGGGTGTGACAAATTAGCCTGTTTTTCGGGCGTGTCTGCAAAGTATTTTTGTGATAAAGGTCACATAGTTTATGCACAGCCCTGTGGATAACTTTTTTCGAGCCGTGTGAGGCACATCACATCCAGGACACGGCGTGTCGTCTTGACTTTTCAGGGTATCTATGATAGTATTCTACTATACAAACTAAAGAAAGGTGTTCACAATGAATACACTAGATAGAATACAAGCAGAGCAAGCCCTTGCTCGCCATGAAGCCCATGAGAAGGCTATGCTAAAGTCTCCATGGATAAGAGAGAGTGTGCAAGCCTATCGCAACGCTACTCCTGAGCAAGTAGCACAGGTAGAAGCACTACGCAAGAAGTGGTATGGTTTCTAAATGATAACTCTATCATGTCGCCTATGCGATACTAAAATGTCAAGTGAAAACTTTGCGAGTGATGATGTTATCACTTGCCCTAAGTGTTGGGATAAGTAAATGAGCGCAATGTACGCACACACATGTGAATCTTGTGGAGATACAGGTATCATTATTTTTGATAAGAATGAGACCCGCATAGACCCTTGCAAATGCTAGGATAGTTAGGTGGCACTAGTGTAAGGATCTTTGCTGGCACTACACTAGTGTGCTCACTAATTGTTTTATTTATTCTACACATGTTTATGTATCATACACTTATAAAAAATATTCAGATTTTAGGAAAAACCCATTTATAAAATTTTTCAGATTTTGCACGGTATATGATAGAATATTCCTATGGCCATACTAGATAACGTAGATAACAATACATATCCATTATTTGATACAGAATCATCTTCTCTGGCTATAAAGGTTTTTTCAGAAACTTGTTGCAATGGATGTGCTTGTCAAACCTCTTCAGATCACAAACCAGAATAGTATAACTTTTTGTTATATATAAAATTCAACGGTATATAAAACCTTACCACTTTCCCACTGGGCATCTAGCATTAGCCAACATAGACTTAGCAGCCATAAAACAACCACACTTCTTGCATGTTTGGGTTTTTGGTCTAAAGAACTCACAACCCTTACAAATTTCTAATCTATGTGCTGCAACTTCTTCTGGCGATCTAGGAGATCCATCAAATAGGTTCCATGGCCGAACATCTTTTTCTTTATCTGACATATATACATTATAGCCTATGTGGATATATAATTCCAGTGTTGACATTGTTAGAGTGTGTTACTCTTATGTTGTCAGGGGGAGGTTTGTATACTCTATTTTTCGGCTTAACTCGTATCCCGCCGAAATTTAAAATAAAAATAATGTATAATAGGTTTATAATGACAACAACCGATTGGGCTCAATTTATTCTTGCTTTAATCTCAATTGGAGTTGTTATAGTTGGTGCAATTCGCTGGTACATCCAGGTTCAAGTTAAGCCTATAGCAGAAGCCGTAGAAGACATTAGAAAAGAAACTAAGACAAACGGCGGAACCTCAATGCGTGATGAAATTAAGCAGATTAAAGTTGAGCAAGAAAATGCTAGAGATAAAAGAAAAGCAACTAGTGATAAACTTGATCATATGTACGATATTCTTTTAGAGTATGTTTCTAAAAATTCTAAATAACTACTATATATAATATATAAGATATCTTTTAAAAACTTAACTATAGTATATTCTTTCTTATATATATTTAAGTATACACCAAAAGTTCTTTGTTTTAACCTTTAATACCCTGGCTGATTATAACTCTTTGATAACAATTTAGAATATAACTTTTTGTTACCATATATATAACGTTTTTTTATATTTCTATGTGTACTGGTATAAATTAATGTTATAATGTGAAGGCTGGCACCCTAAGTTCTACCCCCACCCCACTGCGCTTAGGGTGTCCAGTTATGAATTATGGTATAATCTAATATTATGTGCTCTCCTTTAATTGAAAAACTTGGTGCAACACCAGCCAACATCCAGTGGACTGTAGTCCGTGGAGACACAGCAACGCTTAGAGTAGATTTTCTTGAAGATGATGAAGTTACAGCATACGATACAGGTGGATGGACATTTTCTGCTTCAGCCTATGATCCAGCAGGAGATTTTATAGATGAATTAGTTGTTGATTCATATGACGATGGAACAGTTTTTATTATTGCTAGTCAAGATATAACTGCTAACTGGGGTATTTCTAAGTATAAGCCTATTGTTGCAGAGTTGAGATTTGACCTTACCGCCACAATTCCTGGAGATGGAGTATCTGGCGGCGGAGGAGACCTTGAAACAGTATGGACTCCAGTCATTGGAACAATCTGTGTACTTGGAGATGTTAGTGGGACACTATGATTGTTAAAGTAACTTCAGATGTAAAAAATAAACCAACTGCAGTTAAGGTTGGAACAAAGATTTATAAAGTAAAGTAAAATAGTTCCATGGCAACTAGCATGGAACCACCTCAACCTTTAAAGAAAAAAAATTATTTAGACGCAGTTAAATCTTCTACTCCTCAAGAATTAGATAAGCAATATATTGCAGTTCCTGGACTCCAAGGAGAAACTGGATTAACAGGACCTAAAGGAGATAAGGGCGACAAGGGTGATACAGGACCTCAAGGCCCAAAAGGTGATCAGGGTAAGCCTGGACCACAAGGAGAGCGTGGAGAGCCTGGTAAAGGAGGAGAAGGGTATGATTCTGCTTCAGGACAGTATCCAGGTTGGGTGTATTATAAAAATGGATCAAATAAGACTACACTTCTTGGACCACAAAGAGGGGATGACGGATGGGTATCTATCAACTTTAGTCCAGACGTTGAATTATCAAATAAAGATTATATTATGAAGAATAGTCCAGAACTTTGGATATTAGATGCTAGTATGTTTAATTTTAAATCATTAAAACTAGGTGCCAAAATTGACATACGATATGACTTTACAATAACTACTGAGTCAAACTATACAGAGTTATGGCTTAGAACCTTTAATGAAAAATATTCAAAATCTCCAACATCATATGTGGCAAACCTTAAGTACCAGTATTCTTACGATATGTCATTTTTTCAAACGGTATATGTAGATGACCAAAGAATTAAAGGATATGGAGCAAGACCACAGGCAAGAACAGATTCAGAAAGTAGCCTATGGCTAAAAGGGATCTATATATCAGTCTGTTAATGGTATAATAAAGTAGGAGGAATAATGGCATTTCCAGGCACATATAATTTTAGTTACTACCGTGGTGACACGTATCAATTTATCATCCGTCCAAAAAATGCAAATGGCACAACCTTTGCACTAGATGCTTACACCGCAGTATTTACAATAGCAAACAGACGTGGTAGCACTGGAACACAAATTGCAGCAACAGCAACAGTAGATACAGCAAATGACATTGTTACCTGCACAATTACTCCTACTCAAGGAAGACAACTAGTTGCTGGAACATCATATGTCTATGACGTTCAAATTACAGATGTAGCGCCAAACCCAGATGTTATTTTTACTTTACTTACTGGATCAATTACTGTAACAGATGATATTACTGGTGCCGTTTAATGACAAACGTAGTATTATCTACAGATGACTTAACTGTTCTATCTGGACCAGAAGCAATTGAACTTTTAGTTGATATCGGACCAACAGGAACTCGTGGCAGTAAATTTTTTGTTGGACTAGGAAATCCAAACCTAGATGAAAACTTAGACCCAATATTAAATGACATATATGTTAACTCATCTCCTGGAGCAGACTATGGATACTTATATCAATATGTTTCAGAGCCTGGTGGAGATACCTGGATAGAGGTTTTAAATATCAATCCAGCAATATATTCAAAAATACATACAGTTACTTTTGTAGCGGGATGTGACGCAAGCGCTGGAAGTGGATCTATAGTTATTCCTATAACAGATATCACATCAGTTACTGGACTAGAGTCAGATAATTTTAGTATTCAATATTCAATTATAAATTCAACCCCAGTTGCATCTTCAGTATCTTCTGTAGCAGTATCTGGAACTGACTTAGTAATAAATCTTGAAGCATCAGAATATGATGGATCTTGGGGTCCACTTAGTGCAGAAACATCCGTTCATCTATTTGTTTCGGTTGTGATATAATGAATGAGGTGAAATGACATGGCATCTGAATCTATAGGAGCAATTTATCCCACGGAGATCCCTGGGTATGCAGACAATGCTGACATTCAAGCGGCATTTAGACTCTACCACTATGGGTCTACAACCTATAACACAGCAAATACAAATGTTGCAAACCTTGAAAGCCCATCAATTGCATATACACTAAATAATTTACAAACACAAATAACAACTTTAGTATCTCCAAGAGAAAAAGCAGTAATATCAGCAACTGCTGCTACTGGAACTATAAATCTTGATGTTAGTACTGCATCTGTTAATGTTCGTACATCTAATGCTACCGCAAACTATGTTTTAAATGTTAGAGGCAGTTCATCAGTTACCCTAAACTCTTTAATGCAAATTGGAGAGTCTATTACAGTTACTTTTGAATCACCAAATGGCTCAACAGCATATTATGCTACTGGATATACTATTGACGGTAACTCAGTTACTCCTAAATGGCTGGGTGGAACAGCCCCTACAGGTGGAAATACTAACTCAACAGATGTGTATATGATCCAGATTAGAAAAACTGCTTCTGCTACCTTCACATGTCTGGCATCTCAATCTAAGTTTGCTTAGGGGTTAACGTGCCACTATTTCGTAATCCCAGCGCAATTGGTATATTCTTAAATTTATTAACAACACCTGCTCCAACTACTACTACAGCAGCACCTACTACTACAACCGCTGCACCTACAACAACTACGGCTGCCCCAACTACTACAACCGCTGCCCCAACCACTACAACCGCTGCCCCAACCACTACAACCGCTGCCCCAACCACAACTACAGCAGCCCCAGCAACAACAACCACTTCAGCACCGACCACTACTACAGCAGCAACAACTACTACAGCAGCAACAACTACAACTGCAGCAACTACAACCACTGCTGCTCCTACAACAGGAACAGTTTATCTTTCATATTGCTTTAACGGAAGCCCTGTACAAGAATCATTTACAGTAGATGCAAACAATGCAGTTGTACAAAATATTAACCAAGCATGTGCTGCCTACACTTCACTTCTTCAAGGTTTAAATCCTCCAGCAACAAGTATTTCGTGCTCAATAGTTTCTCAGCCAGCAGCACCAGTAAATTGTCCACAAACTACAACCACTGCAGCAACTACAACCACTGCAGCAACTACAACCACTGCAGCAACTACAACCACTGCAGCACCAGTAACAACCTATTGGTATACAGGATGTTGTTCTGGAACACAAGTAACTGGAACAAGTACTGTTGGATTCTCTGAAGCACTTACTGCAATGAATAACCAGTGTGGAACAACTGTTACTAACCAACAAAGCGGAGTATACTCTGGTACTTCTAATGTTCCAACAATTACTTGTACTACTGTTGCAACTACAACAACTGCAGCAACTACTACAACCTCTGCACCAACCACTACTACTGCAGCACCATCTAGATATCGTGCATCATTCTGTGGAGATGGATCACCTCAACAGTGGACAAGTACTATATCTTGTGCTGACGCACAAGCACAAGCGGGAGCAAACTTTGATGTTATTACCAACTGGACTTGTGAATTTGGTACAACTTTCCCAGCAGCACCAACATGTACTGGAACTACAACTACCGCCGCTGCAGCAACTACAACTACCGCCGCTGCAGCAACTACAACAACTGGAGCAGCAACTACAACAACTGGAGCAGCAACTACAACAACGGCTGATCCAGGAAGTGCTGGAACACAATGTACTTCTCTAGGAGTTTCAGTAGGCTGCTGTGATTCAATAGGTTGCGACCTTGGTGGTTGTGGATCTGGTGCAGCATGTACAGGAACAGTCAATCGATGCAGTGAGAATAGTGAGGAAACATGTTAACAGATTCAAGTATATTATATGTTAGAGGAAGTGACGGTATTAATGGAGTTGCTCTAGCGTGGGTAATTGACGGACAATGCCTATATGATATTCCAACATGGCAAGAATATAGCGAGATGTTTATTTCTTCTAATGAAATTATAGACATTTCTTTAGAGCATCCAGATCATGATGGAATTACTGTTAGATTTATTAAGAATGGTAAAATTGTTGATGAGTTGCAAACATCTGAATATTTTGGTAGTATATTACTAAGTAATCCAACAGTAGTAAATCTTTGGGATTACCCATATGGAAGATACGTTATTTCTCCAGATGCACTTTTTGATGGAGAAAAATTTATTATTACAAACAGAGACATGACAGGATTAATACCATGGCAGCCAGGACATCCAAGAGAATCTGAAAACGATCAGGTATAATTAAAAGATAGATTATAAACGGGGGATATATATGTCAAAATCAAGGTGGGAACAGTATAAAGAAAAAAATGGTGTTACTCCATTAGACTTACTTAACCCAATGACAAAACATGCAACTGATGAGTTGTCAAATAGTAGGTTTGATATCTGCAAAGGATGCCCAGAACTAATTAAATTAACATCACAGTGTAAAAAATGTGGATGTATCATGAGTATAAAAACAAAACTAGAAGCAGCAAAGTGTCCAATAGGTAAGTGGTAGTATGAAGTACCAGTATAAGATATCTATGGCACAAATAGATCCAAATGGTCTTTGCAATGTTGGGTGCTGGTTTTGTCCAGTTAGGTATGCTGAAAATCCTTTAGCACAAAGAACAAACATGCCAATAGATGTATTTGAAAACATTATTGATCAATTAATGGCAGGCAAGGGGACATTTGTTGCTGATAACTTTGATTTTATTTATACCGCACATTATAACGAAGTGTTACTATATAAACACTTTCCAGAAATGCTAGAGGTTCTAAGAAAGAACAAAATAAGAACCATTGTATTGACTAATGGGACACCATTGACAAAAGCAAGAACAGACTTAATTAAAGAGTATCAAGATGTTGTTTATGGAATTTGTTTTAATATCCCCGCATCAGAACCAGAAGAATGGGCAAAAGCAACTGGTAAGCCTGTAAAGATGTTTGACAAGTTAATGGAACAAGTAACATATGCAGTAGAGCAATTACCAGATATGGTAGCAAGCAAGGCTATGTCAATTCAAGTAAACGGTATTAATAAGAATTCTCTTGTTGAGTATGGTGGATGGATTCAAACACTTAAAGATGCTCCAGAAATGGATATGGATCCTAATACGGGTACCCTTGCAAAAATGAAGAATGGCTGGGTTGATAAATTCCCAGGACTTCAAGTTTATGAAATGCCATACCTTGTTGATAGAAATGGTCACTTGGATACTCATCAAATTATTACAAATAAAAGTGCTATTGAGAGTAAAGAAAAAAGAGGCAAGGAAAGAGTAATTGGCTGCGGTAATGGAATAGAAGTTGGTGGAAGGCCAAATGGATGGCTACACGTTGCTGCTAATGGAGATACGTTTATCTGTTGCAATGATTACGACTTTGAAACGGTATTTGGTAATATCAATGAAAAACCAATTAGCGATATATGGATGAGTATTGAGCACAAGAGCATGACTGTTAAATCCTTTGAAAGTTTTTGCAGAACATGCGTACATGCAATTTGGGGAGACTAATGGCTAGTATATTTGTACAGATAGCAGCATATAGAGACTCGGAAGTAAGCCCTACAATTCTAGACGCTATAAAACAATCTTCTGGAAACCACACAATTAACTTTGGTGTACATACAGTTTATGTTGATGAGTCAGAAATTAATGTTCCAGATTTGCCTAATGTAAAACATGCAGAAAGCAAAGCGCCAGATAACATTGGACTTGGAATGGGCAGAGCCCTTGCTCATCAATTTTATGATGGAGAAGATTATTACTTACAGTGTGACTCTCATTCAAGGTTTATTGAAAACTGGGATGAAGTTGTAATAAATTCGGTATTAAACTATCAAATTCAAGGAATTGAAAAGCCATTACTAACCATGTATCCAGCAAATTATTGGTATCCATCAATAAAATCAAAGTTTGTAGAAAAGGATTTAATTTCTTCACATAGTGTTAGCAATATACAGTTTAATGAAAAACCAGAACAGTTTAAGGCAATAAGAATTCCATCACAGACATCAACCCCAGTTCAAGATAATAATCAGTTTGTAAAGTCTGTTTCTGGAGGATCTATATTTACAGTAAAAGGTTTTTTACCATTTAATACAGACATAGCATTTTATGGAGAAGAGATTTGGTTGGCAGCAAGAGCCTATACTCATGGCTATGATCTAGTTGTTCCAGATCAACAATACATGTATCATCTATACTATAATCATAATGTTGATGTAGAAATAAATAAAAGAAAACTACTTTGGCAAGACTTTACTGATGAGTTTGATAAGTTAGATAAAGTTTCTAGAGCGCTAATTTACAAAACATTAACAGAAGGTACAGTAGGAGAATACCTACTTGGAACAAAAAGAACTTTAGCAGAATATGGAACATTTGCAGGTCTTGATTTTATAAATGGAGAAGTTCTTGAAAACTGCTAATGTTATTTTGACTGGATCTTTGGGTTATGTTGGTACAGCAACAAAAGAACTTTTAATAAAAAATGGATATACTGTTATAGAGTTTGATAAAAAAAATGGTGATGATGTAAGAAACATTTTTAAATTATTTTATGTATCTTTAAAAAAACCAAAAGCAATTATTCATTTATCTGCTAAAAAGTCTATTCCTGAATCTATAAAAAATCCTATGTCTTATTATTTAAATAATTTATTGTCAAGTTTTTTTGTAGGTATTGTTTCAAGGGTTTTAAATATTCCAGTTGTGTTTGCCTCTTCAGCAGCAGTCTATAATAGAACAAACCCTTATGCTAAATCTAAACTAATTGAAGAAAAACTATTAAAGTTTTTATGCAAAAGATTAGCAATTTTAAGATACTTTAATCTTGTTGGAAAAACTAAAACTGTTCGTGATGAAAACGGTACTAATATATTTTCAATAATTAGCAATAACCCTAATATAAAGATAAATAATCCAGACTCAAAAAGAGACTATGTTCATATTTTAGATATAGCAAAAGCAAATCTTTTAGCCATGGAATATATACAGAATAACAATTTCTTAATTACAGATATATTTACTGGAGAACAAAAAACAATGATTGATGTTGTAGAAGAATATAAAAAGAATGGATCTAATATTTCTTATAATATATTAAGTTTGCCAGATGCAACGGTTCTTCCAAGCATAGATAATAGAAACAGTATTAAGTGGAGTCCAAGCATTAGTTTTGCAGAGTCAGTAAAGTCTGAAATAGAAAATTAATAGTCTATTCTTTATTAAAACTATATTTAACTAAAAGTCCTTCTCCCCAATAAGGGTTTAAAGGTACTGGCTCAGAGTATATATAGTGGTTATTAAAAAATTCAGACTTGTTGTTTATATAACTTAGTTTAGATATATAGGTATTTAGTGCATAGTCTGCACAACTCATGCCGTCTCTATGTTTTAAGTTTAAGTATGCTCCCCACTTTGCTTGAAATTTTGAATATATATCGTCATGATGATATTGGTGCATATGGTATACATCCGTCCAAGGGGTTTCCCAATTAGATCCAGAATCTATTTTATTTGTTACCACAACTTCGGGGTATAAAGAAGAAAGAACTATCTCCATAGCATACATAGAACAAACACCAGAAGTATTTCCAATATTGCCTCTGAATAAAGAATCTCCACCCCATTCACCGTCAGATTCTAAACCATAGTACATTTTCTCTTCTAATTCATCAGAAAGTTTCATGATATTAATTATGTCTTGTGTGGGGCCAATAATTGTAGAGTGCATATCTTCAATTCTTTTATATTCTGGATATCCAAATTGAACTGCAGCAGTTATTAATGATTCTATAGAGCCTGGGGTAGCGCTGTAGTATCCTCTTCCAACATATATCTTGTTAGTAAAAAATGGAAAATGATTCATCATTGGTGTAATAAATACATCTGTGTCTGTCTTACAAGCATAGTCATATTTTAGTAGTGGCTCTGGCATGTCATATGGAAACACCATAGACTTTGCAAATTGATAGTCTTTATAAAATTGTTTATCTGGAGCGGTATAGGGAATAATCTCTACATTCATATGACGATCCAACTTATCAACAATATCTGGATGGGCATATAGCACAAAGGTAAATCTAGAATCAAGCCCACGACCACTATAGGTCATTAGGTTGCACTCATCTACAAACTTGTCTTTATTGTCAACATAGGCAGTTATTGCTATTTTCATACCTTGATTATACAGGTAATAAAATAAAAACCCCCCAAGGATTTCTCCAAGGGGGTATTTTATTTATATAAACTATTTAGGAAATTTATTCATCCACATTCTAGTTTTAGGTGTTATGCCCTTCCAAGAAGACCAATCTTCTCCACCCCTAGACATGTAATATGCAATCTCAGCATTTTTGACGGGATTGAATAATTCAGCGTTAGAGTCAAGATCAAACTTATCTCGTCTATCTGGACCCAAGTTGTCAATCATATTAATCTGAAACATCCCATAGGATGAGTCCCCTGTCTTATGGTTTCCGTTAAATGCTAAAGGACGACCATTAGATTCTTTCTTAGCAATAGCCCATGCTACTACTAAGTCGTTGCCTTTGAATCCCACCAAAGAAAGCAACTTCTTTAATTCAACATCTGTAAGATGTGTCTTGTTTTCATAACGTTCTAACATTTTTGCTTTAGAAACAACAAAAGCCACCTTGTGGGTGGCAGCAGGGTTTTCAGCCTGTTTAATTAGTAAGTTGTTTTCCGTAGTTGATGCATTGGCAAAGTTGCTAAATGGTGC